CGTACCAGTATAATAAGCTAGGCCACCTGCATCTGAATCTCTGCCTAGCTGATTTTGATATACTGACTCTAGTAATTCTTGACCTTCTGCTGACTGAGCTAAATTTTGTCTGATCTGACCGCGGTTTATACGTCCTGAGGCAAGCTCATTTTGATAATACTCTTGACCACCAGCGTCAATATCACGACCTAATGCAGTTGAATAGTTCTTGGATAATAAATTGTCTGACTCGTCAGAAGTAGCAAGTTCTTGTCTAACTTGCTCAATAGTAGTATCGCCACTATCAATTAAATCTTGATAATATTGTAGGCCGCCAGCATCACCTGATCTGCCTAGTGTTTCTTGGTAAGCTGTTTCTAATAAGCTAGGCATGTTTAATACTCTCCCAATTGTGAAACAGGATCGGTAATTAGATCTAACATTGCTTGTTCTTCTGCTGTTTTTGGCCTGTATCTGTCATAAACAGGTTCACCCTCTGTACGAATACCCCTATTATCATATTTATTGAACCCGCTTTTTTCTGGCCCTGCATATATTCTGCTGCCAGGAGCGTAGTTAGGCTGGTTTCTTAATGGAAGATCACCAGTTTTAATAAAATCAGGTACGTTTTGGTTTCGGTAAATTGTATTGTCTGATAGTAATGTAGGCTGTAGCTTTCTATAATCTACTCTATTACCTAGTATTGCATTTTGATATTGAGGCATAGAGGCTTTAATTAAGTTTTGAGAAGCTACATTACCCTGTCTAAATTGTTTAGACTGTTCAGGCATAGACATTTTTAAAAGATCTAAAGCAGCTTGATAACCCATATTTCGGTTTTCATCAGCAGCAGGAAACAGTTGAAGAGAATCATCTCTTGCTTCCGCTGCTCTGTCATCAAAATAACCTCGATTGTCAGAGTTCTCTTTTTTCTGAACTTCTGACTCGCTGCCGCCAAACATCTTATCTATTGAGCTACCCATATATAACCTCTTTTAATTCATCTTTAGTCATGCCAAATATCCATTTATCTACAATTTTACCGTTCTTAATATGGCTTTTACGGTTAACGCCTTCAAGGGTAAAGCCAATAGAAAGCATAAAGCGTTTTAAATGCGGATAGATAACTGGTATCTCAGCATTAAACTTTTTGTATTGACTGCCAAACTCTAAAACCCACTTGTACATTTCATACATAACCAGCTTGTTATATTTAGCTCTATGTTTTTTTAATACTTGAGGATGAGCCTCTAAACTAATAGAATTTAACGGTTTTAATTCTGCTAGAGCTATCACATCATTATTTTCTGTAACGAGAAGCCATGCGCTGTTTTTATCCGGTACATAATTGCTTACAGACATTCCATCCTCAATACATGCATCAAATTCTGGCATAGCTGCTATGCTCATAATTAAGTCATAATCAAATGTTCTTTCTATTTTCATAGAGCAGCCCATCCTTTTAATCTGTTGCCGCCAACTTCACTGAGCATTTTTCTATATTGAACAGGACTCAATGGTGCAGCCTCGTCAATATACAAACTGTATTGAGCAGCGCTAACAACACCTTCTGGTGAGCCAGTACCAATAATAGGCATATTGTTTGAAGCCTCTAAAGCCCAGCTACGAAATGTTTGCTGCATTTCGCCGTTGTCATTAACAATAGGCTGTGCGGCGTTTAATCTCATTGCATTAAATCTGCTGTTAATTGAATAATTACAGGTTTAACTGCATCTGAAAGCGTAAAACGAAAAACCTCAAACCTTGCTGTCCGTCCATTTCTACGCCAGATAGTTCTTTTGTTGTACTGGCCTATTTTTCCTATAGAGCGAGTACGCTGATCAACAAACGTTTTTCCACCATCTGTACTTCTATCCATCATAATTTGCGGGTTAACTACTGCCTCATTACCTACACCAGCTTCCATAGTTAACTCTAACGATGGGACGGTAAATGACTCCATATTGTTTTGAAATGGTTGCGTAGCAACACGGCGAACAATGTTATTGCCATACTCTGTATAAACTTCTGTAGATAAATTACCTATGCGACCATCTTGCGAATCACCTACTAAAATTAATCCGTAAGCCGAAGTGACTGAGTTGATCCTTGACCGAATAGTATCGCCATTAACATTTGATTTTCTTTCGTGCCACTTTGCACTAATAGTGTCAAAAACTAGCGTAGTGTTAGGAAGTGAGAACCCTACAAAATACGCACCATCTTGAGCGTAAGACCAAGCAAAAGCACTTACAACATCTGCTTCTGAAGTAGAAGATAAAATAGAATCTATAGCCGTTGTGCTAACTTTGATATAACTATTGCCCTGGTACGCCCATATTGCTGGTGACTCATTTTCTCCGCCACCAATAAACATAAAAGTGTCACTAGAATTAACAATAGAAAAAGGTGCTTTAACGCCTTTTGCCATAAACAAGCCTGACCTTTGGAATGGAAAACCTGTACCTCCTTGATTTTGGAAGGCTTCTGTTGTTTCACTACCTGCAATAAATAATTGATTATTGAATACAACAGGAGCTACTATTTTGTCTGGATCGGCTTCTGCTGTTCCAAAATCTAAAGCGTTGTAACTTAGCCCGTTATTAATAGCTGACACAATAAACTTTTTGGAATCTGTTGTCAGTGCAAAATAACCATCTATAAAGACTACGTATTGTGGGTTACCGTTAGCTGTAAAATCAGCATCAGTAATTTTTGTTAATACCGGTGGATCATCCGTTAAGATAAAACCTTCACCTCCAGGCACTAATATTAATAACTGTGTGCCGTTATCAGCCATTGACACGCGACCAGAGCCAGATATTTCACCTAAGTTAGATAACGTGTTGTCAGCACTAAGCCGATATATGGCATTGCCATTAACAAAATAAGCTATACCAGCCATTGTGTGACTGCCTCTATTTTGCTGCAATATCACACCACTTGTTGCTAACTGTGTAGAGCCAGCAGTGCCAAACAGTGTTTCTGTAGACAAAGCGGGTGCAGCCGTTATTTTGTTAGGGTAAAAATTAGTACATTCTTGTGCTGATATAGGCAAAGAATCTGACATATAAAAACCATTGGCAATAGGTAATATTGCTGTAGGCATTAGTTAATACTCACAACAGCGCTTGCCGCTAACAAGTTAACAGTAGAATCTAAGTTGGATATAAATATTTCTACGTAATTTGTTGCAGCTAGTTCTTGCGCCCAAACAACAGTAATAGATGCAGGTGCATTAGCAGCCGCACTGCCTATAGCAACAGAATTAGCAATTAGAGATCCATTAATTGCCACCTGTGCAGAGATATCTACTGAGCTACCACTTACAGGCTCTACCGATATTTTAGCCGTTACAGAGGCATTTAAGTTTTTAGCCCCGTTATACGTTATTCTCCCAGCCGTTGTTCCTGTCATTTGACTAGTTGATCCAACAACAAATGTACCCGCTACAAGAACAGGTGTACCCGCTGATGCAATAGCGGTATTAGTTGAATTTCCTTGCATTGACACTAAACCAGAAGTTCTAGTATCAGCAATAGTATTTGCCCCTGCAAAATTCCATCTAGTGTCTGTAGGAGCAATAGTTGTTAAAGGTGCAGCAGCCCCAGCGCCTTGTAAGAAAGGAGCAATAACCAAACCTAATTGACCAGCAATAAGATTAGCAGAGCTTGCAGCGCCCGTTAACAGCTTTGCACCAGAAGCCAATGTTGATGATATTTCGTTGCTTACAAAAGACTTAAAGGTTGCCGTTGCTAAACTATAAATAGTTCCTGCTGACAAGTTAATGGTTGATTGTGAATGAGTAAAACGACTAAATGCACCACTAAATTCCATGCCCGTAGTAGCGGTAATTAAACTGTTTACATTATTTAAAGTGTAGTCACTAGCAGTAGATACAAATATGCCTACTTTTTTGCAAGTAGTAATAGTAATGTTTCTTAGGCCGATTGTTTTAGCAGATGTATCTGTAACCTTAAACGCTCTACCGTTAGCACAAGTTAAGGCGATATCTTTAACAACAAAGTTTTTATCCCCTGAAGTTATCATGTCACCAGTGCCAGTGTAGGTAATTGCAACTAAAGTATTATCGAGGCCAGCTAACACCGTACCTTCTGACATGGCTAGTCTATTTGCACCAATGCTAATGCTTTGTAGTATTAGATATTCTGTATTTGCTACTAAAGTAATGACATTAGCTACTGCGCTTGGCAAGTCTCCAACAACACTAATTAATATTTGTTTACTAGGCTTTGCCACGCCAGAAGCAGCAATTGTTATGTTGTTTGATGCTGCTGTAACACTAATGCCACTGCCCGCTACAATAGAAGCTATAGCAGGTGATGTTGCTGTAGGATTGACTAAAACAGGTGAGCCAGTTGTGTCTTGAGTAAAGTTATGCTTGAGCGTAATGCCGTCTTCTGCTGATATGCTGGCACTGATACCCGCGCCTGGCTCTAAGTTTCTAATGTTATTAACGCTGCCTTGCGTATTTAATACTGGTACACCATCTGAGGCACCATCTTGTACTAACGAGCCTGTAACGCCTAGTCCGGATACAAAATTTGCATAAGGTATTTTATAGTTAACACCGTTAACAAAGTAATCCATACTGGCATTAGTTAAAACTGTTGTTTGTGCAGGAAAGAGACTTTTTTTCCGCCCGTTTGCTCTATTAGACATTTATGCCACCTATGTTGTTTTGTTCGTGTTTTGTTCTAAACCAATTGCGCCTGTGGTTTCTGCTAGTATTGATGCTTCTTTGTCAGGGTAAAAATGACCTGTTAATCCTTCATCATCACTTTCGTTCCCAGAACCTATAGACAAAGTTGATGGCATAAAAGATGTAGGTATGCGTTGGCCTATTTTTCTCATTACCTTTAAGCCTTCAGTAGCAGCGGCTATTAAACCAGGGCTGATAGTGCCGTTGTAATCAGGAGATACTTCTATAGCCATATTAGCTATCAAGCCTCGTAAAGCTCCTGTTGGAATAGTTACTTCATCACCTAAATTAGCAACTTCTGTATAGCCTAATGTCACTCCGTCAGCATCTAACGACAACATGTAATTGTTCATAGCAAAGATAAAATCTTGATACTCTGATGGTTCAAGTGCGGCTTCACTTGCTTGCACCAAAATACGTTGCAATGATGCTGTTGCGACTTGCGATACTGTAGCCATTATTTATGCTTCCTTTACCATTGTGATCTGGCCTTCTTTTTTGATGCGTTACTAAGCTCACCATAATGAAGTAAAGGCTTAGAAGTTTTTCCCATCTTAACGCCACTCATCACAGTTCCATCAGCGTGTTTATGTGTTTTACCAGAAAACAACTTACCGCCTTTGTCGTAATGATTTACATTTTTCATTATTGATATTTCCAACCGATTGATAAAGCATGTTCAACGCTATCAATGCTTACTTTTATGTCTGCACCGCTTGGCTTAGTCATTAAATACAAACCATTAATATCCTGTAGGTCTTTTTTTTTTGCTTTTGCTTTGGGTTTAGTTTTTGCTTTCATAGTGTCCATGATATTTTTCCTTATAGTAAAAAAAGGGGCAGCCGAAGCCACCCCAATCTATTTATCGTCCGAAGCCTTGACCAGCAAAGAACGGGTTCATCACACCATAAGCAGGACGGAAATCAATACGCACCTTTTGCTCATTAGCTAAGAATGAAGCACCGCGACTAATACGCATTTGCAAACCATCTTCTGTAGTTGCAATAGTATCAGTGCTGTAAAGTTTCTTCATAGGTACTGAACCTACTGAGAACGCTTGCTTGTTCCAGAACATATTAGGCTGGATAACTTTAGAAGCTGCCCCACC